TCCAGGGTTTGCACGCTCGCGATCTGGACGGCGGCGTTTGTGTTGCCGGCGTCGATGTCGCTCATGATAACGCCGTGGTCTACGCCAAACCGGCCGGCCTCGCGGAACATTTGCCCGACGAGGATCCGGCGGTTGGTCACGAACAAAACGTTGCGTCCATTTTCGGCGCCGAGCTGGCTGAGGTAGACAGCCAAGTACCGCTTGCCGGCACCGGTGGGCATCACGAGCAAGACCTTGCGGTAGCCTTTTTTAAATGCTTCGAAGAGATGGTGGACGGACCACTTCTGAGCATCTCGCAACACGAGCTTTTCAGCGGTCTCGAACAGCATGAATCACCCCTCGATAGTCTTTAGGTGTTCTTCGAGCCTGGCGATCAGGCCGCGGGCTGACTCAGCGTCGAGGCCAACCCAAGCGACCGGCATTCCAAAGTGCATAATGATCGCCTTCCGCACGGGATCGACGGCGATCGCCACCGAAAGCTGGCCATCGTCGCTGCCGTTAAGGCGACCATCCGGCCAAACCCTCGGCGGAAAAACGCCGTTGGCTTGTGAGATAAAACGTTTCCGCAACTCGTCTTTCTTCGCCACGTGATCGATCCTTATCGTTTGGATGCCTTGCGCCACTTGAGCAGATCCTGGTTGGCGACTTCGAGCGAATCGAAGACCGCACTCCTGAGCCCGGTGTTGTTGGCCTGACGATTGATGCGGTCGAGCAGCAGGGTCAGCTTTCGCAGGTGCTCGAAGGCCTCGGTGAACAGTTCGCCGACCTCAGGCTCAGCCTTCTCAGCCGCCTTGGCCGGTTTCTCCTTAGCTTCGTCGGCGTCGTCGTCACTGAACTTGAGCAGCAGGTTTTTCGCGAACTTGAGATCGACCCGATTGCCCTTCTCGGCTTGCTTCACCGCCTCCTTGACGGCCTCAGGCGGCGTCGACGGGCCGCTCAGATAGTACATCGCGTCCTGACTGATCTGGTTGATCGCACCGCAGCCGTGGAACCGCTGGTAGGCCAGCATGTAGTTGTAGGCCGTTCGCCGACTAAACCCGCAAACGTCCTGGATCCAATCGGAGAACTTGCCGTCCCGGCCGTCGCCGGCAAGTATCTCGTGAGCGTCGTTGATGTGCTTGCCGATGCTCATGAGCGACGTCGCTACCGTCACCCGCTCGCGGTTGATCTGACCAGCGAGGTAGATCAGCTTGCCCTTGTGCTCCTTGCTGACGGCACCGTAATCAAAACCGCCGCCAACAACAGCTAACTGCTTATTTGCCATCGATTTGCCCTTCCTGGTAGTGAAAGAAAAACCACTCGCCGGCGAACAGGGAACCCAACCCCGATAACCGCGCTGCTGCACGCGGAGACGCGATCGCCGGCGAGTGGAATTAAAAAGTACATTTGCAGCAGCAATGCATGGGTGGGTTCGAGCCGTCAGACGGTAACCTATTCGCCTGACGTTAGCAACCGCTTCGGGCACGTCCCTGCCGCCGCTCGGTGTCCCAATCCTGAATGTCGTCGCGGTGCAAAACGCACCGCCCGTCACTGATCACGAACAACGCCGCATGCCAGTCACGGAGGCACCGGTAGGCGTCGTCGAGCGAGTCCTTGCGGTCCATGAGAAGACCGTGGGAGGAGTAAATGTCGAAAGATGGGTTGGCACCGGGAATCATGTGGCAGGCTCCTTTGTTTAAGTGATGTCGATTCCTCGATCGCGGAGAGCTTTAGTCCAGAGCGTCTTCATTTCGTCCGTGCAATGAGCCATCGCATCGGACCATTTTGGCCATCGGCCGTTTTTCCCGAAGAAGTCATAATTCCAAAACAGCGACTGCTGGTTGTGAGGCATCTCGGGTGCGTGAGCCGTCGCGCATTGGTCGCATGTTCCGTCGTTCGGGTCCTTGCCGAGAAGCTTCCAAGGCCCCAGGTGCGGGTGAGTGTTATCCATTGGTGGTCACTCCGTATCGGCTGGCGTAGGTGTTGATGGCATCCTTCTCAACCTGGTCTAGTTCCATTCCCCACCATCGGAACATCAGCAGGTTATGAACGTACAGCCGGTTGTGGTTGCCGGCCGGGTCGGTCCTGGTCCTCTTGATCAGCGTCATTTCGAGAGGGGTAATGTGTTTCGTGACGACGTGAAATAGTGCAACGTTCGCCTTCATCATTCGAGCCCTTTCAAAGTTTCCATGAACGCCGCGGCCTCTTTGCCTTTGGCGTCGGAGATGTGAGCTGAGCGAGCGGCCTCGTAGATCTCCTTGATCTTGTCGTGGGACTCCTGAGCGGCGAGCAGCGTCTCCTCAGCCTTGTCGAGTTCGGCCTTGCATTTCAGCATCACCTCCTCGCGGGCCTTGTAGGCTTTCGCTCGCTGGCCGGCAGAAGTCAGACGGCTCATGAGCCTGACCATCGCGTCCTCTTCCGGATGGTCCTCGGCCGCCATCAGGATCGCGTTTTTAGCCGGGTTGCTCGGGTTGGCGATCGTTGGTGGCTCAGGAGCGAACCGCGGCTTCGTGGTGTGCGTGACCTCGGACTCGGATGGCTGGAGTGCCGTTAGAATCCGGTGGCAATGCTCAGGCGTCAGCGGGTGAGGCGGTCGCACCCACCACTCCCAGGCGGTGCCGTTGTTTCCAGGCCGGCAGTTGACGATGAAGTGGTGGTCGTTGTGGATCGTGAAGCGAATCCGCTCCTGGCCTCGCATCGTTATCCGCTCCTGCGGAGTGACCGCGAACAGGCCTTGGAACCCGGCCTTGTTCAACGCCTCCCTGATCAGGTGCATGCCGCCCTGAACGCACTCGCGGTCCATTTTTGGCGGTTGTCGCGTCAGTGATAACTCGACGCTGGTCGTAGCTGTGGCAGTCATACGCTCTCCTGGTGGGTGACCTTGTTGGTGATTTAAAAACCCGCGGCGACAGCCAGCCTTGCCGTATAGGCCGGCCGTTCGATCGTGTTTGGCACAAAGGAGGCCGATCGCGCCGCGGGCCGAGAATGATTTATTTTCCGATGGCGGCGTTGATCGCCATCTCGGCTTCACTGATCTTCTTGCCGAGTTCAGCGTATTCCGCGTCGGTGATCTTTCCCTCTTTGACCCGCTCGACGATCCGCGACTCACATCCGGAAAGCATCTGCGAGTCCCTCAGTTGCACCGCCTGAGCGATCGTTTCACAGGCCATCTCGAAGGTGCTCTTTTGGGGCGTCGGCGGCGGAATCTGATCGCCGGTCGTGAGCCCGGGCGTGCTCTCGGCAATCTGTGCGGCGGTCTGCCACTCGTGCTCGCAACCGCCCTGCGATTTCCAGCAAGCGTATCCTCCGCCTCGCTTACGGTGGATCGTTCCTGTCGCCTTGCAATTCGGGCAGTGATCAGGAACCGGCTCTTGCTGTCGCCGCTGCCCCTGGCCTCCTTGCGACGGCGCCTGCTGACGTCCGCTGCCGACCTGACCGGCCGGCCGTCGCTCATTTCGGTTCGGCGGCGGTCCATCACCTTCCTCGTCCTGAGGCCCGGGAACCTCGCTGTCCTCGTGACCCATCACCATGAACATTTGCAGGAGGGCATTCTTCAGCGACCCGGTCTCAGCCTTGTTGATCGCCTTGTCGCCCATGTCCATTCCCTCACCGTAGGATTCGGTGGTGACTGACGACCCGTCGGAGGCGTAGAAGGTCCAGAGGCACTTCATCTTCACCCAAACCATGAATACGCCGTGGCGAGTGGTGAAGTCTTCCTGGCTCTTCTCAAGAATCTTCTTGGTGACGCAGATGCCGGCCTTGCCGAGCAGAGGCCTCACGGCATCGCAGACGTCATCACATGAGCGGTAGTTGTAATTCTGCTGCTCGTTTCGTTTGTTTTTTCCGACGGCACCGACCTCGGCGATCACTGAGGCGAGTGCGGAGAAAATCTTGTTGGCTGGAGGTTGCTCACTCACTGGCGGGTTCCTTTGTGGTTGGTAATTGATCGAACTCGAAACGAATCGGCTGGAAACGCGTCGTTCCCTTCGCGCCGCATTGTACGCACTCAAAACGCCAAGGCGTTGCAGCCTTGTCCCAAATATTCCGGACGTGAGTCGGGCCGCACTTCGGGCAGATGATCAGTGACAGGTGGCGGTCAACGAGCCAGCAGGTGTTGTCAGGCACTACTGGGGCCTCCCTGACGACCAGTCGCGGCCTTGTTGCGGATGGCGTCGATCTCGCCGCGGTCGATCCTGACTGACTGGGGAGCGGCGATGCCGACGGTGACGCGACCGCCGGCGACGCTTTGAACTTGGATGTCGATCGTGACACCCTCGTGGTGCATGATGATGTGGTCGTTGACGTGACGGGTTAGGCAAAGCATGTCTACCAACCTCCTGCGCGTGGTGTTTTTCGGTCCTTGAAATAACGATTGATGACCCTGATTGCTTCGTCTCTGGCGACGGGCCGGCGGGCCACTAGCTCGTCGTTGGCTTCACGCCAAGCGGAAAACTCCGCTGGCGTCAGGCAGATGACATTAAGTGAGCCGAACCGCAGACTCCTCTCGTGCCCACCACTTCCAGATCCCGGGTCAGAGTTAATCTTCAGGGTCTGAAATGTTTCTTCGTCGACGCAGATCGCGATATCAACGTCGCTGTTCATGTAGTGGTCGGAGAAACCTTGCCTAGGCTCACCGTAGGCGTGGCTCCCGGTAAGGAAACCTTCAAATCGCATCCGAGGCTCCAATGCTTAAAAGTGATCGGACGCCCGCGGAGATAATGGCGAGACAGGTGCGATCGATTCGGAACGGTCTACGTCGGTCTCGATCGCTGACGCGAGTGCTTTAATGTCGGTGCTCAGCTTTTCCAGAACCGAGGCACCAATCGAGAGGCTGACCTCAGTCGCTCGCGACGTCAGGTCAGGCTGAAGTTTCCAGCCCATCGTTCGTAGCTTATACGCGGCTACGCTCGCCTTCTCGCGGTTCGAAAATCTTAGAGTGATGTCGATGTACACACATGGGTTCCTTTGTGTGAGTGAGAGTTGTTGACTTACCTATTCGTCAGGCGACACTGTACCGACCGAAGCCGGCATTGGAAAGCCTAACTTCTCAGCTAGGGCTGCGAATTTATCCCAGTGCATGATCACGAGCATTTCGATCTGCCTCAGGCCGCGACCCTGGCGTTCTATTCCTTTGAACGTCGGGTCATTGGCCATCTGCCAGCAAAGTTCGGCGAGCATCTCGTCGGTCCATTCCGTTACTTGCATCGAAACTCACCCTTGGCGTCGGTGCGTTTGAACCGCGAGGCCTTGCCTGACGGGTTGTTGATCTCACGGTGCATCGCGCTATAGAGCGTCGCCGCCGGAGTCTTGCCGCTGGTGTTCCAGAGCTTGCGGTCGAGTATCTCCTTGATGATCTGCTCGCAGTTGCGTGCCTGACCGTCGCTCATAACCTCAGCGGCCGCGTCGAGCAGGCTCATCTTCGTCTTGGCCGCCGGCTTTGGGTGCTCACGCAGAGCCTTGCTCGGTGACGGTGGCGATGCCTTCTCGGCCAGCTCCTTTGGACCGTCCGTGGATTCAGCGTCGCTCACGGCCGCGTCTTCGAGTAGCTTCTTGGCCGCCGCAGTCTTTCCGGACTTGCGTGACATGTTCGTCGCCTTGACAGGCTTGGCGGCCTTTCCCTGGTCGTCTGGAAGGTCATCGATCATCTTGTCGAGTTGATCAGTTACCTCCTTCGGTGCCGGCGTGCCGACGCTCTTCGCCTTACGCTCCTTTACCGGTTTAGAGGCCTTCGCTGCTGGATCCAGTTTCGCCTTCGGTGATTTCTTCGCTTTAGTGACCGTCTTCATGGGTTCGTCCTCAGTCAGTGACGCCTGAGCGGCGTCGGGTTGCAGTTCAGCCGTCGGCGAAGTTGCCGCGGCGTCGCTATCGATCGTCTCGACCACCGTTGCCGGTGACCAAATGGTTGATTTGAATCGGTTGGCCGTGAACCGCCGAACGTCACCGTCGGGCTGTTCGATCTCGATGTCTACCGGCATTCCGCTGAGCTTGACCTTCGCCGAGCACTCGTTGCAGTCGAGCAGCGTCCCGGTGATCAGGGTGCCTTGTAGCCGAAAGGGTGTCCCGGCCTTCAGGTTTTGCAGGTTGGTGATCACAGGATCGGGTTCACTCCAATGGTGAGCAGATCCGTAAAAATGCGGTCGCTAAGCAACCGCCGCTTCCGCTTCAGCTGCTCGGGCGTGACAAGCCGCTGGTGCTCGTCGCACTCAGGGACCTCGCAGCAGCTCGGACAGGCTTGCCCGAGCGTGACCGCTTCGCGTCCGCAATGACCGCAGATCACCTTCGGTTGGTTTTTCATTAGCAGGCTCCTGGTGTGAGTGAGCCGTCCTCGATCGAGGGCGGGCGATAGGCCAGCGGCCTCCGTGACGCCGGCGTGGTCGCTACTCAGCCTTGGCCGCTGCCTGACGGCGGGCCATCGAGCGTCCTACCATCTGAAGGAATTCTTCGGCCGGGTCAGGCGGTGCGTCATGGGGCAAGTCGAGCGTGACCTGACCGTTCGCGGCGTCGATGTCGATCCGAATCTTGCCGAGGGCGATCAGCGTATTCACGGCGTCCGATAGCTCGATGTCCTTTTGCAGGGCGTCGAACTTATCCCACTCGATGCTTTGCGTCCCCAGTTCTCGGATGACCTCAGCGATCGTCACCGGCTGACAGGCTCGTACTAGGCCGAAGATCAGGGAGTCGATTTCGTTCATGGCAGGCTTCCTTTGTGAGTTAGTTAGGCGTGACTGACTGCACGACACATTACGAAAGCTATTCGCCTGATGCAATAGTATATCGGCGAAAATACATGCCGAACGCCAAGAATAAGTGTGAAAGTCTTGCACACTTTAAGTCTAGGCGGGGTATAGACTTAGTTTTTGGAAAACGCCGGAAGGGGGGTGATTCGAGGCGGAAACCGCCTATCGCTCACCGTAGGCTTTAACGCCACGACCGCCCTTGGGGAGCCCGGTTTTCTGCCGCCGCTTGCGGGCCGTCACCGCGGCCTTGGGGATCCGCCAATCCCGGCCGATACGAACCGCACCCGGGAAAGCACCGCGGGCGCAGAGGTTTTGAACGAGTCGAGGGGTCCGATCGAGCCGCTTTGCGGCCTCCTGAGCGGTGAGCATGTCAGCGATCGCGGTTGTGATTTCGGCGGTGCTCATGATGATCATCCCAACCAACCGCCCGGCGGCCAAATCTCAGGGCGATTCTTCTTTTTGACTTTAAGGTTTCGTTCCCTGCCGTCCGCCGGTGCGGTGTACCAGTGCCGGGGGCGGGACTCGAACCCGCGACCTTAGGCCCATGAAGCCCACAAGCTACCAACTGCTCCACCCCGACGACCGCAATCCTATTCGCAGAGACGACCGGTGGCAACCGTGATATAAAGGCCGGCGGAGGATAACCGCTCATGCTTATTCGTGATCGCATTAAAGAACTTCGCCGCGTGAAGGCGTCTGAACTGAGGCCATCGCCTCGCAATTGGAGAACCCACAACACCGCTCAGAAGGACGTTCTCCGTGGCGTGCTCGCTGAGATCGGCATGGCCGACGCCCTTCTCGCGCGTGAGTTGCCTGACGGGACGCTCGAACTCATAGACGGTCACTGTCGCGCCGACGTCGATAGCAATATGACCTGGCCAGTTCTCATTCTCGACGTGAATGAGGATGAGGCTAACAAGCTGCTCGTGACGATCGATCCTTTGGCCGCGATGGCCGGCGCCGACGCCGCCAAGCTGGACGGGCTCCTGAAGGATATGGCGATCGACAATGACTCCGTGAAACTGATGCTCCAAGAGTTGGCTCAGGACACCGGTTGTGAGTTCGGATCGCCGGCGGAGATGATCGAGGACGAAGTTCCCGATCTACCGAAGGTCGCTGTGACTCAGCCTGGCGACCTGTACGTCCTCGGCAATCACCGTTTGCTATGCGGCGACTGCACCGTCGAGGCGAACGTGACCAGGCTGCTCGGCGGCATCGTGCCGTTCATCATGGTGACCGATCCGCCATATGGCGTTGACTACGATCCCAAGTGGCGTCTCGAGACCGGGCTGAACAAGGAGCATCAAACACGGGCTGAGGGCCGCGTTCAAAACGACAAGCAGGTCGATTGGACCGAGGCCTACAAATTGTTTCCCGGTCGCGTCGCTTACATCTGGCACGCTGGTAAGTTCGCCGGCGAGGTCACCGATAGCCTTCACAAGTCGAAGTTCGAAATCCGGACGCAGATCGTTTGGTCGAAGCCGAGCCTGGTCATCGGCCGCGGTCACTATCACTGGCAACATGAGCCTTGCTTCTACGCCGTCAGGTCCGGAGGCTCAGCGAAGTGGTGCGGCGACCGTGATCAGTCAACGATCTGGTCGATCAAGAACATGCACCGCACCCAAGGCAGCGTTGACGACGGCAAGACCGAGCACGGCACCCAGAAGCCGATCGAGTGCATGGCCCGGCCGATTCGCAATCACGGCGACAAGGGCGACGACGTGTACGACCCGTTCCTCGGATCGGGGACCACGTTAATTGCCGCCGAGCAGCTTGGCCGCCGCTGCTACGGGTGTGAGATCGACCCTCGCTACTGTGACGTTATCTGCCAGCGTTGGGAGAAGCTGACCGGTCAGAAGGCGACGGTCACTCACGCCGAACCGCCGGCTGCCGAGGCCGCGGAAAACGGCGACGGTCGATCGACCGAGGAGGTTAGTCGTGCCTGACGCCGAAAATACCCCGGCCGACATCCCGTTCACGCTCAAAGAGTTGATCGAGCGATCCCGGGAGCCCATCGAGTCGCTGACTTGCTACGACTGCTGCCAATGGGCAAAGTGCGAGTTCGCATTCGACGGCTACAACACTGACGGTGACTGCCTGGCCGACAAGTAACCGCTGAGGCATTGCCGGCCGGCGAATAGCTTTGTAGTATCGTCTCCTGGTTCGAAGCCACAGCACAGGAGACATACGATGGCAAAGAAGAAAGCCGCCGCTGATCAGTTACCGTTGGTCGCCGCTGACGCCGCCGACGAGTTGGCCGTGTTCCGCAAGCAGGACTCGATCATCGCTGAGATGCGTGCCAACTATATGGCACTCAAAATCAACGGCGTGGATGACCGGAAAGGGTTCGACGCCGTTCACAAAGCCCGCATGATCGTGAAGAACACGCGGATCGAAGTCGAGAAGACTCGCACCGCACTCAAAGCCAGCGTGATCGATCGCGGCCGCAGGATCGACGGTGAGGCCAAGCGGGTGACTGACTTAATGGCACCGATCGAGAAGTACCTGACAGACCAGGAAGAGGCGATCACCGAGGAAAAGGAGCGGCTGAGGCGTGAGGCCGAGGAGGCCCAGAAGGCCAAGGTCGAGAAACGCTACGAGCAGCTGCAGCAATGCGATTACTCAGGTGCCGGCCTCGCCGCCGTCCCGTTCATGACAGACAAGGACTTCGGCCAGATGCTCTTCACGGCTCAGGCCGACAAGGCTCAGCGTGACCGTGAGGCCGAAGAGAAGCGTAGGCAGGACGAGGCCCGTGAGGCTGAGTTGGCCGCCGAGCGCAAACGCCTGGCCGACGTAGCGAAGCAGCAGGCTGAAGAGGCCGAACGGCTCAGGGCTGAGCGTGAGCGGGTCGAGGCCGCCGCGAAGCCACCGACGACCCCTGATGTTGTGATCAGTGCGGTGCCGGTAAAAATCATGAACGAATGGCCTCCGTCGTTTTCGACGCCGCCGATCCGCGGCTCTGTCACGAAGGCCGCTGCCGACTTGGATGCTCACCGCAAGGCGATCGGCCGCATCGCCGAAGCCATCCAGGTGCTTTCCGAGACGGTACCTGATGGTCCAGCGTGCTCGCTCGTGATCGAGGCGATCGCCGAATGCGTCGAGCGGATTCGCGACATTGCCAACGGGCCGCTGCCGACCGAATCCCTGGAACTGGTGAAATGATCAAAGACCCCCGTCTACAACGAGCGATCAACAGCGGCTTCAGCGTGACCGGCTTGCGGGTGTTGGAGCCGTCGTGCGGTCACGGCCGCATAACTCGCGACCTATGCGAGATGGGTGCCGACGTTACGACGTTCGACGTGAGGCCTGAAAACCTCGCGAAGGCAGAGGCGTTGTGCCAGGCAGATGGGTACAGCCCGACGCTCGTGACGGAGGAAGCTGAGAACATCAGCCGCTTCGGTCCGTTCCCGGTCATCGTTCACTTCGGGCTGCTCTATCACCTGGAGCAACCCAAGTCGCACCTACTGAAGGTGCTCGAAATGACAACTGACGTCCTGTTGCTCGACACGCACGTATGCGAGGACGCAGCCGCGGTGTGGATGAATGACTCATGCCGCGGTGCGTGGTGGCATGAGGGGACCGGCGACTTCGCCGCCAAGGATGGTCAGCGTAATAGCTGGTGGATGTCGCGAGACGCACTGCGAAACATCATGCAGGGATCGGGATTTCTAGTTGAACAGTTGATCGATGACCAGCATTCAGCGAACGGCCGCCGGGTCTTGTATATGGCAACGAGGAAGTGATCGCTTCTGGCCCTCAGCCTTGCCGATGACCGCACAGGTTTGTTACGCTCACAGCGTCGGCTCACGGAAACATCCGCCAGAAAGGCGAGACCTGCGATGAGTGCCGCGAATAAAAATCGCACCACGGAGCATTCTCCATGTCATCGGGGGTCGGGGGATCGAATGGGCCTCGTGGAACCGAAAGCCCAATAGCCGAAAGCGGCATCACTGAGATCAGAGATGCCCGTCTAACCAACATGGCTGTACGCCGAGGATGGCTCGGCAATCGTTGGCCCACTCGCGAAACCGTCGCTGAGTTTCAGGCCCGGGTGAGCACCAAGGGCGCTACGCTGATCGACCGTGCCGTGCTGACCACCAACAAGCTGATGATGTCAGAGGACCCGCGGGCGATGGGCATTGCCGTTCGATGTGCCATCACGATGGAGGCACAAAACCAGGCTGACGATCACCGTGATGACCGCGACGGTTCTCAGGTGGGATCGGTGGTCGGCTGCTCATTCACGCCTGACCAAATCGCCACGGCAATGGACGCGACAATCCCTGACGCACCCGAGGAGGAGAAGGTCACCGATGGAACCGACGCAACTGCTGACGCCAGCCTGGACCCCTTTGCGGTACCACCCACAACAATTGAGGCTGTGGCGGACGAAGGCACGGTTCCGAGCGGTGGCAGCGGGCCGACGATCCGGCAAGACTGAGGTTTGCCGACGGCGGATCGTGCGATGGCTCCCGATCCTAAAGCCTTGGCCTGACCCGATCTACTTCTTCGCGTTGCCCACCCGCGAGCAGGCGAAACGCGTCGCCTGGCCGAAGTTCAAGGCCCTTATTCCGCCTGAGTGGATTGCGAGCACCAGCGAAAGTGAGTTGAGCATCCTGACCGTGTTCGGTTCGAAGCTGTGGGTCCTCGGCCTCGACAAGCCTGAGCGAGCGGAAGGCGTCGGTTGGGACGGCGGCGTCGTAGACGAGTCATGTGATCAGAAGCCCGGCGTGTTCGATAAGTCACTGCGGCCGGCGTTGTCGGACCGCAATGGCTGGTGCGATCGAATCGGCGTTCCCAAGCGGACGGGATCCGGAGCTCACGAGTTCAAGCTGTTCTATGAGCTTGGAATGAGCGGTCACGACCCGGAGATCGAGTCGTTCACCTGGCCCTCGGCCGATATTCTCCCCAAGGCTGAGATCGAATCGGCCAAGCGTCAGCTCACCGACAAGGATTTCAACGAGCAATACAACGCCTCGTGGGAGTCGGTCGGCGGCGCCGTGTTCTACGCATTCAGTGATATCCACAACGTTCGTGGTGACCTGACCTACAACCCGGCCTTGCCGCTGCTGATCGGATGCGATTTCAACGTCGATCCGATGGCCTGGTCGATCGGCCAACGATACGGCGATGACCAGCTTCACATCTTCGACGAGCTGTTCATCCGCAACACCAACACCGAGGCGACCCTCGTCGAACTGGCCCGTCGCTACGGTGACCACAAGGCCGGCTGCCGGTTCTTCGGAGACGCGACCGGGAAGGCCCGCAAGACCTCAGCGAGCCAATCGGACTACATCCAAATCCGCAATTTCAAAGGGATTGAGGACGCTCGCGTGATGTTTCCTGAGGCGAACCCTCCGCGGCACGATCGCTTCGCTTCTTGCAATGCGATGTTCCTAAATGCCGCCGGCGAACGACGTTGCTTCATTCACCCTCGCTGCAAAAACCTTATTCGCGATCTCACGGTCAGGGCATATACTGCCGGCACAAGTGAGCCCGACGACCATGACGACATTTCGCACGCTTCGGACGCCGCTGGCTACCTAATCCACTGGCTTTTCCCGCTCCGCATCGTCAGCAACTCACCGCCTCCGTCCATCCCCGTCCTGAGATAAAACCGATGACCGACAATCCCTCGACCGTCGAATTCATTGTCGATCAGCAGATTCGGCAGGTCCAAAACGTCCAGGCCCTGCAACCGATCAACGGTCCTCAGGTCGTCGGCGTTGACGGCTCGCGTACACCCCCGCAGATTTCTTCGATGGTCTCGCCGATGGACGGTGAGATGCCGCGTCCGGCAACCATCGGCAATGACTTCTACCGCAAGGCCCGCGAGATTCGCCGCGACCCGACGATCCGCATGGTGCGTGAACTGTCGATGGCTCCGCTCCTGATGGCCGAGTGGGAATACGTTGCCGCCGATGACGCCCCCCCCGGCGCTAAGGAGTTGGTTGAGAGCGTGATGACCCAGATGCGTCTGCCGCTGCTCAGGACGTCGCTCGCCGGCATGTGCGACTACGGTTGGCAGCCGTATGAAGTGATCGCTGAGCAACGCGACGATGGCGTCAGCGTGCCTCGCGTGAAGCCGCTCCTGCAGGACCTGACGCACATCCTGGTGAACGCGGCCGACGGCACCTACTTCGGGCTCCGGCAAACGCCGACGGTCGGAACCCGCATCGGTTGGGTATATTTGCTCGATCAGCAGTCGTTCGTCATCAGTCAGGACGTCGAAGGCACGAACTGGTACGGCGAGCCGACGCTTCGCTCGCTGGAGAAGACCTACGACGAGTCTGAGGTCGTTAACAAGTCGTCGCGAAAATACGACGCGAAGATCGCCGGCACTCACTGGGTCATCTACTACCCGCTCGGCACATCGGATTACGGCGGCGTGACGAAGGACAACGGTGTCATCGCCAAGGAACTGCTGCAGCAGGCTGAGGCCGTCGGCGGCATCGCGGTGCCACGGTCGGTCGTCAGCTCGCTCGACTCGATGAACGCCGCAATGGCCAACAGCGAGGCGTCGCAGTGGAAGATCGAGTTGCTCAGCGACAGCGGCAAGGGCCAGCAGCCGTTCACCGATCGCCAGAAGTACCTCGACATCCTGAAGGTGCGTGCCTTCGGGTTCCCTGAGCGATCGATCCTCGAAGGTCAGTTCGGCACCAAGGCCGACGCTGAGGCCCACGCCGATATCGCGGTGAGCAACCTGGAAGTGCGGCACGCGTTGGTCTGCCTCCAGTACTCGCTCAAGGTCGTGAACCTAGTGCTCGCGTGGAACTACGGGCCGCAAGCCAAGGGGAAGGTTTGGATCAAGGCGTCGCCGCTCGCTGACGACAAGAAGAGCTTCTTCCGCCAGCTGTACCTCGCCCTGATCGCCAACCCGCAAGGCTTCATGACGGAGATGAGCGCGGTCGACATGGCTCAGCTGCGTGACAAGCTCGGCTTGCCTGAGTTCCAGGCACCGTCCGGATCGGCTGACCCGTGGGCGATCATGACCGACCCCATGACCGGCCAGCTGCTCATGCCGCCGGAATACGCGACGCCGGATCCCGCGGCGCAACCAGGTGCGATCCCTGGCATTGGGTTCGCGTTCGACCCTGAGCAACACCCTACGAGCCTCAGCCTGGCCGACGAAATCGACGACGCCGCCGGCGAAGTCAGCAAGCCGACGAAGGCTCAGCGTGAGGCCGGCAACTACCGCAAAGGCCACGTGACCGTCCACGGGCTCCGGATCGCGATCGAGACGCCTCGCGGTGAGAAGCGAAAGAAGAAATGGCCGAAGCTCCCCGCTCACTACGGCTACTTCAAAGGATCGGTCGGTGCTGACGGTGACCAGGTCGATGTGTTCGTTGGCCCGAAGCCTGAGACCGAGGTCGCTTTCGTCGCCAACATGAAAGGCACCGACGGCAAGTTCGACGAGCACAAGGTGTTGGTCGGGTTCAAGACCGCTGACAAGGCACGTGCTTGCCTCAGCGAGGCCTATGGCGAGGCTGATCACCGGATTGGCCGCATCACCGCGATGACGATCCCGACGCTGAAGGAATGGCTCAGCCGGCCCGCTACGAAGGCATTGTCGTTCAACCCTGATCAGCCGCGGAAGGCCGCCGGCGAGAAGGGCGGAGGCCAGTGGGAAAAGGTCGAGGCGATTGGCCGCCGCTTCGGCATTCCAGCCAAGGCCGTGCATGACGTGCTGAGCACTCACCCTGACGAACTGGCTCGCCGCGATAAGTACTCGGCGCCGTCCAGCGATCGCAACAACGCCGTCGGCCCGACGCTCGATTACGAGAAGCATCCGCTCGGCACCGCGAAGATCGACAGTAGCCGTCATGCGACCGGCGAGACGGACAATGCCTATGTCGATTACCTCCGCGAGTTCGATCCTCAGACTCTCAAGACCAGTGAGCACGAGGACGGCATCGGAAAGAGCGGATCGGTCGCGAAGTACGTCGAGTGGGCGAAGGCCGGTCATCAGGCACCGCCGATCAGCGTGTTCGACAGCTCGAACGGGAACGGTGATCATGTCTCGACGAACCGGCGCCGCGTGCTAGCCGCGCGTGAGGCCGGCACGAAGCTGACCGGATGGCACGGCGTGAACAACAAAGAGACGGGGCTACCCCTGCGATATGGCGACTTGAAGAAGGCCGCTGCCGAGTTGAAGCTCAATCTCAAGGACTAGAACAATGGCATACAGTGCAGACACCGACCTAGACCTCGCGTTCGGCCAGGCGAATGTACGCAAGTGGGCAGACGTGAACAACAACGGCGTGAATACTGAGATCGTTGCTCGCATTGCCTGGGCGATCGCCAATGCCGACGACTACCTCAATTCGAAGCTGCGGAAGAGCCGGTACCAGTTTCCGCTCGCCGACGACAGCGTCATCCCGCCAATCCTCGCTCGCATGAGTTCGTACTATGCCGGCGTCCTGCTCTACGAGTCCCGCGGCGTGACCGACATCGGTCCTGACGGCAAATCCGTTCACGCGCTCACCGCTCACAAGCAGGCGGTCGACGAGTTCATTCGCGACATTCACGGTCGCCGCACTGAGCTGATCGGCGTTACTCTTCGCGACGGTGCGGTGGCTACAATCACCGAGGCCCCGGCGATGGTCTGCTTCGAAGACCCGGGCGGAGAGCGGGTGCCGCTGAGGCTCGACGACAATATGATCAACACTCCTCCCACTCAGTTTCCCGAGAAAAGGCCAACGTCATGACAACCGAAGGAATGGACGTCGTGAAGTGGTGGCTCAAGGAAGGGTCGATCTACGGCGTCGCCGTCGTCTTCCTGGTCATCGCGCTCGTGATGCTCGTCTGGTTCATCGCTTCGATGATCAGGCTGGCCCAGACGTGGGTCCCGCGGTGGTTCGAAAAGAACATCGAGTCCCACGATCACGTTATCAAAGCGCTCGACGCATTCTGCCAAAGGCTTGACGGCACAAGCGTTAAGGTCGATGCGACCCACGACGGAGTTCACGGCGCAATTCGTGCAGTGAACGCTCACCTGGCGGACAAGGCGTCCGCGGAAAGGTTAGGGGTGAGATCAGATGTCGTGTTCCAACTCAAAGAGGCCGAACGATCAATGCGAATCAGGAGACCCGCTGATGATAGCTTACAACCACGAGAGTCATGAGGAATGCAAGAGCGTCTGCGTCCCTCGGTGGGCCTTCCGAATCATGGTCGGCTTCGTCTACCTGAGCGTGCTATGTGCCTCGCTCACGGTCATCCTGGCGGTCGTTGGCATGTTCTACCTGACCGCGAAGACCGACCAGATTCGCAAGGCTCAGGTTAGGAGCGCCACTCGATTCGAGAAGGTGATTGAGGAAGATCGGGCGGCCTCTTCACCGCATCCGTGACAACAAGTGTGCAAGACTTGCACACTTCTTACGTGGGAAAAACCTATGTCTTATCTGACCCAGGCCGTAAAAGCCGACCTCGACATGCAGCGGGTCGAGGCGGCCGGGATTGCGGCGTCGCAACGCTGCCTGGCTCGCATCCGCTCAGGATTCATGCGGTCGCTGGCGTCCGGCGGACATTACAAATTCTCGGCTCAGGCTGAGCTGCTGAACCATCTCGTGCCCGTGATGGCGAAGACACTCGCCTGTGCCGACCTGATGGGGCAACGCCGCGCGACGCTCAACTGGAAGGAGGCCGGGCTCGAACCGATCGCCCTCGACCGCTTCAGTGAGGTCCAGAAGATGATCAGGGACGCGGGCCTCGGTCGTCAGATGACCAAGGTGCAACGCGGATACGCTCGACGCGTCTACAAGATGATGCGTGACGCCGGCGCCAAGATCGACGCCGTCACTCGCGGCACGGTCGCCAACCTGATCGCCACCAACGAGCCGATGGGACGCGGCTCAGCCATCCTGCAGGCGACGCTGAACAAACTCGGCGTCGGTGACTACAGCCAGTCACAAATCGAAACCATCTACGCCACCGAGGTAGCTCGCGCGTATCACACCGGCCGCCGGCAGATGGACATGCGTCGGTGGAATGACATCTGGGGTTTTCGCTACGTGACGATGCGGGATGATCGCGTCAGGCCGACGCACGCCTCGTGGGAAGGCACCGTGCTGAAGAAGGGCAACCGCTTCTGGAAGACGCACTGGACTCCATGTGGATGGAATTGTCGCTGTCAAATCGTGACGATCTACAAGACGCCGGGCTACACGCCGCGCGAGGTGCCTCCTGGTAAGATCAACGGTCAGGTGGCCCGGGCTGACGACGGGTTCACTGACAACTGGGACGCCTCGCTCGCCTTGTCGTTGATCGCTAACGCCTAGCATTTGCCGCCGGCCTTGCTGTACCATTCGCCGGCATGAGCATTCACTCCCTACTGATCGAATCGGCGTCGGTCATCGCGTTTTTGCTGACGGTCGCGGCCGTTGCCACGAGCGAAGACTCGCCGAAGGTGCCTTCCGAGCCAGTTGCCTGCACGGTTCTCAAGTTGCATGACGCTGACACGATCACCGTCGACATCAACCTGCCGTTTTCGGTCACGCTCCCCAACCGGTCGCTGCGTGCCTATGGCTACGACGCCTGGGAGGTCAGCCACGTCCGGCAGACGGTTTACATCACGGCCGCTGAGATCTTGAAGGGCCTGAAGGCTCGCGACGATTTCAACGAACTGCTGAAGACCGGAACGTTCTACATCGAAGATATGACCCACATCCAACCCGACCCGTATGGCCGCCTGCACGCCAAGTTTTGGGTTCGTCAGATGAGCCAGTCGAACGGCGAAGCGACCGTGAAGTGGGTCTATGTTCCGAGGTGGATGGAGGAGCACGGCCACTGCCGTCCTGTCGTCGAGAAGTAGCTCGGCAAAAGATATTCGTTTACAACAAGTGTGCAAGCCTTGCACACTTCCTACGTGGAAAAACCCTAAGTCACGGAGCGAGAGTCATGAAAAAGCGACCCAAGAAGATGAAGCGGCAAATGAAGTCGGTTGTCGACGCCTTCGCGTGCAGTCAGGCCGTCGATTCGTTCGCGATGGCGTTCGATGAGTCGAAGGTTCGCCGCGTCTCGAAGGGTGAGAAAGGGGGCGGCCAGTTCGCAAAGGCTGAGGGTGCATCTCGACGCGCCTACGACGCAACCTACAAAGCAAATCAGGGACGCGACCCCGGATTGGCCAATGCCGCTGCTGACGCTCACGGTGCCGCTGCCAAGGCTCATCGCGATGCTGGTAATACCTCTGGTGCATTGGAGCACGAGGCTCACGAACGATCGATGCGGCGTAAGGCCAAGGAGCGGGCATCGCCTCAGGTGACTGTCATCGGTGATCGCGGTCCGCAAATTGTGGAATATAAAAAAGGCAAGGGCCTCAGCCTGTCCTTCGGTCACTCGGCGACGATCAGCCTGAGCCACGGCGAATCCGAATCGCAGGCGACGAAGGACCCGCTCGTCTTCTGGAAGGAGGTCGCCCACGCCGGAACGTTCTTCAAGGGTGATCAGCGGATCGACATCACGCCGAACCACATCCAGCATTGGGAGAAGACCCACCGCGCGATGAGCCAAGCCGGCCTCACGGTCCCGGTTCCGCTGGAGCACACCAAGGACCCGGAAAAACGCCGCGGCAAGGTGCTCGCGATGTCCGCACGTCCGAACAGCCGCGGGATCCCGGCGCTATACGCCAAGATCAAGTTCCGTGACCAGGAAGCCGCGAAGCTGAAGGATTCGGGTTGCTCGATCTGGGTGCCGACCGAGACGCCGTGCGGTGACGGCCGCGTTTTCCGCAACGCCGTCGAGCACGTTTGCGTGACCGACTACCCGGTCATTCCTGACTTGGAGCCGTTCACGGACGCGATCGCCCTGAGCCACGGTCCGATCAATCTGCCATTTCCGCAAGCTCCCGGCGGCAATATGATCAGCGGCAACCCCGAGGGACAAAACATGGCAACTGTTATTTCGCGGACCGCTCCGCTCACCGACGTTCTTGTGATGAACGCCGCCGCTCGCCCGGGAGCCCGGGAAGGCATCTCGCTCTCGTTTCCGCCTAAGGCCGGCGAAGGTGCCAAGGAGCCTGACGGTGACGAGAAGGGCTCGAAGGACCCGGCCGGTGCGACGCCGCCTGGCCCTCAGAACCCCGCTCAGGCCGGCAACAACCCGCCGGCGCCGAACGGTGCGACGCAGAAGCTCACGCTCCGCGACCTGGCGACGCAACTCGGCCTCGACCCGTCGATCACTGACGAGACGCAGCTGCTCACCCTGCTCTCGAACACGATCATGCAACTGAAGGCCAAGGCTCAGGCACCGATGCCGCCTCAGCCGATGCCTGGTCAACCGCCCGTTCCGCAACAGCCTGGCGTGCCTCACCCGCAGATGATGCCGGGAATGCCGCCGGGTCAGCCGATGATGCCGCCGCGGCCGCCGGGTCCTCCGGCTCCTGGTGCTTACGGACCGCCGGCGATGCACACCGGCCGGCCTCCTGTGGCCATGAGCCGAACGAAGCAAGACCGCAAAGAATTCCTGCGCTCGCTCCAGCAGCAGCAGGAGGAGGGATTGTCACTTTCGCTGGAGGACATTCCGCAGGAGATCGTCATGGCGTTATCGAAGAAGCAAATGAAGAAGGTCATCAAGACCATCAAGAAATCCAAGGGCAAGGGCGGCGACGTCGTTCAAAAGCTGAATGACAAGTCGCACTTCGGGTCCGAGAACGACGAGAACGACGAGACGTTCGAAGACGACAACGACACTTTCGGCGAGGAAGACATCTCCGCCGAAGGCGAGGAAGAGGGGAAGTACAACCCGAGCGGTGCCGGTCCTGGCGGACTCAGCATGCTCCAGGGTTCGATCCTCGACGCCGTGAAGAACGCTCGCATGATCACGATCGACAACCTGTTTACTCAGGGCATCGTGAACGGTGCGGTCCGCAAGGACATGATCGCTGACTACGTCGAAGGCCAGGGCGTTGCGCTCTCGCATCACTACGACGATGGATTCGACAAAACCGTCAAACGCCTCAAGGCGAACGGCCGCGTGATGCCGAGCGGAATCACCGGACCGCAGGCTGCCGGAGTCGTCGCTTTGAGCAACGGCGAGCTGAGCCAGAACGCGCTGGAGGCTGACGCCGCCCGTCGCGCAAACGGCCAAAGCAACCTGTAATCTATTTTCGGCGAGAACGTTTTCGCATATAAACCAAACCAACAACCTGAACAAAGGCGACGCTGAGGACTAATTACCCTCCGCGAAACCAGCAACAGAAGGCCGTGCGGGGCCGCAACCCCTGCGTGGCCTTTTTTCGTTGCTCGCCTTAGTTCAGGTCGATCACTCACCTTTCACCATAGGAGTCCGAAATGGTACGCGGTACCACGAAAACCCGTTCCGCTGGGACGTATCTTGGCGACCTCATTCGTGCCGAATGGCAGCGTGGTTACAACTACGTCTCGGCCGTTGTCAAAAACACCGGCAGCTCGAATCTGCTCGGCGTGAACTGCCTGGGCCAACCGCTCAAGGTTGTTTCGACCGTTCACAACTTCGTGCTGACGACCGACGAGGCCAACACCACGGCTCTGTTTGCTCACGACAAACCGATGCCTTCGATCGCCGCGGCTGCGACGAGCGACGACCTGTTTTTGATCTTGAAGCGAGGCCCTGCGATCATCGACCAGGACGCCTTGCCTGTAACTGACGTGAACGGTGCCACGTTGGTCCCGGCCACGATCGCGACCGCTTTGGCCGCGCTCTCGCCTCCGATCATCGCGGTTCGCGAACACGCAACCACCAAGACTCAGTCGACCTAATCGTCGGCGGTCATCCCGTCACCTTCAGCCATTCAACAAAACCGACGCTCGCCCTGGTGGGAAGCTAAGGAAATCAAGGAGCTGTGAACGATGTTAGACGTCTTCAAGACCGATGCCTTTGGGCTCGTGTCGATGACCAACTCTATTAACAAGCTGCCCTTCAAGCCCTCCCGCCTGGGTGAACTCGGTCTCTTCACCGAGAAGGGTATCTCGACCACGACGGTCGTGATCGAAGAGCAGCACGGCAAGCTGTCGCTTGTCGCGACGGCCGCGCGTGGATCGATGCCGCGGGTTCAGTCGACCCGCACTCGCAAGACGCGGGCGTTCCCGGTGAACAACCTGCCCCAAAACGACACCGTGATGGCCGACGAGGTCCAGAACGTGCGTAAGTTTGGGTCGGAAGACACCGCTCAGGGCGTCGCTGAGGTGATCAACGACAAGCTGCAGCGTCTGCGTCAGAACCTGGAGGTCACTCACGAGTGGCACCGGGTCGGTGCGGTGCTCGGCAAGACCTACGACGCCGACGGCTCGACGGTCCTGTTCGATTGGTTCTCGGAGTTTGGGCTCACGCAGTACGTCGTGGACTTCGACTTCAGCTCGGCAACTTTAGACATCGGCGACCGCAGCCTGAAGGTAATCCAACTGATTGAAGACTCGCTCGGCGGCCAGACGTATAGCAACATTCGCGCGATCTGCGGCAACGCATTCTTCGCGAGCCTGATTGCTCACGACAGCGTGAAGGCACCGTTCACAGCCTGGCAAGTCGGCGGCGGGTTCAAGCAGTCGCAGGTCTTCGGCGTCAACTCGCCGAACGTCAAGCGGCAAGGCTTCGAGTATGGCGGCATCACGTGGGAGAATTACCGCGGCTACGTTGGCAGCGCTCCGTTCATCCCCACTGACGAATGCCGCTTTGTCGTCGAGGGCGTTCCGGACCTGTTCGTGACGAACTACGCTCCGGCACCGTTCGTCGAGACCGTGAATACGGTCGGGAAGCCGGTCTACGCCAAGCAACGAGTGATGGACTTCGACGTCGGCGTCGAGCTTCACGTCGTCAGCTGCCCCCTGACCTTCTGCACTCGCCCGCAGACGATCATCAAGGGCCTGAAGACGGGTGCCGTCACCGGCCTCTACTCTATGCCGGCCGGGCCTTTGGCCTAGTCGCCTGAACCGATGGCCAATGACCAAACTGCAACTCACGGTGGCCGTGAATCTTCACGGCCTCCGCAAGTTTAAGGACGCTCTTGCGGACGCCGATCTCCGGAAGTCTGAGTCGCGGCCGATTCGTGATGCAGTTGAACAATGGGGTGTGCTCCTCACGGAGTTCCTGAGCGACCGCTGGCTGATCTTCTCGCTCGGCGGCGGAACGTGGAAGGCGTTAAACCCGCGGTACCTCGCCTGGAAGATTCGCAAGGACTACCTGCCGTTCATCCTGCGAATGACCGACCAGGCCTTCAACCTGTTCTCGGCCAAGTTCACTCGCAAGCCGGGAACGATCAGCGGTGACGTGAAGTTCGGCGTTCGCGTCGGGTTCAGTGAGGCGATGCGGGTCCCTCACCAAACCAACCCGCAGATGACGGTTGCGAATATCATGATGCTGCACCAACAGGGCATCGGTAACCTTCCACAGCGGAAGATCATCGTTGGACCTGACACCGCCACTCGCGCTAAGATGCGTTCCGTGATGGACGATGCCTTGCGGGAGGTAGCCTCGGGCAACTCATGACAGCCACCAACACCAACCCGTTCAACATGGTCCTGACGGCATTGTGGGAAATGCTCCTCGCTCACCCGCGGATCGTGCGCGACGTGAAGGAGCAGAACCGCATCCGGTTCGACCTGGCTAACAATAGAGACCCGTTCAAGCCGGCCATTCAGGCCAGCGACCTCCCTGAGATTTGCATCGCCTCGCTCGCGGCTTCGGCAAACATCATGGAGACGAGCAGCACGTCGCGGTGCAACCGTACCTATTCGATCATGCTCTCGACCGGTGACTTTCGATACACCGAGATTTGCGGCCAGGTCGAGTGGCACATTTGGGTTGCGATGTGCGGTTGGAAGCGGACGCTCGGCGGCCTCCAATGGAACGGCCAGAACTTCGTGAAGCGAGCGAACGTCACCAACGTTTCTACGGGCATGAGCGACCCGGAGAAGAATCGAAACATTCGCGGCTGGTCGTCAGTCTGGTCGGTTGAAGTCGAGATGCACTTCGCCACTGCCGGTCTCCTGGCTGAGCTGAGCGGCGGCGATAGAACCCTGGAGAACTAATCATGACGGTTCATGGCGGCAAAAGAGGCCGGGTCAACGGCGTCAACACAATGCGGCGTTGGTCGATCAATGAGACCGAGCGGCAAACGAAGGCCGTCGCCTCGAACACGCTGTTAGGCACCGCGCGACGCCGCGGCGTCAGGGCCTGGTCGGGAAGTTACGACGCCTATGGTGAGCAGCCGATCGCCGGTGCGATGCCTGGCGAGACGTTCGCCCTCAGCGCGTACGGAGCCCCGGCCAACGACATGAGCGGAAACGGGTTTCTCTATCAGGGCGACTGCGTCGTCAAACAGGTCCGCATCAAATGGGATTACAAGTCGGGTGCTCTCCTGAGTCACGTCGTGGACTTCGACGGCCACCTCGACCTCACCTACGACGCCGGCGCTGACCCGGGCGACGCGGTGACGCCGAACCTGAAGGAAGTCGGTGGAACGAAGCTGCTGTGGGCCGCCAACACCGGAACGCCGGCGACTGAGCTGCCGAACGTCTCGTCGATGGAGCTGACGATCACCGCGGCTATCGCCGACTACGTGAACAGCAGCACGTATATCGACGGCGTGCTTTGGACTGGCCGCAAGTCTGGGCCGATCGATTGGACGCTCAAGATCATGCAGGAAGACGACGAGCGGGTCACTGACATCTTCGAGGCCGGCGACTACGTGAACCTCCGGCTGTACACCGACTCGACGAACTTCTGGCTGCTGACGACGGGCCTCGTCGCTCCGTTCACTGGGATCACGGTCAACCGGGAAAGCGGCGAGATCATCGCCCGCACGATCGATATCGGCATGAACGCCTACT